ATATTGCAAGAGTTGTAAGAAAGATAACTTGGACATCAGGTACAACATATGAAATGTATCGAGATGATTACTCTCGATCTAATCTGTCACCACAAACTAGTTCAACTAATTTGTATGACACAAATTTTTATGTAATGAATCAAAACTTCCGTGTTTATATTTGTTTACAGAATGGAACAAATCCCGAAAACACATCTGGAAGACCATCTCTTGACGAACCATTGTTTACAGATTTAGAACCAAGGTCTGCTGGTGGATCTGGAGACGGATATATTTGGAAATATCTCTTTACGATTGATCCAAATAGTATTATTAAATTTGATTCAACAAGTTTCATACCTTTACCACAAAATTGGTCTACCAATAATGATGTTGCGGCTGTTAGAAATAACGCTTCAACTAGTGGTCAGTTAAAAATTGTCACGATTACTAATCGTGGTGTTGGTTACGGAACTGCCTCAACTTACAATAATGTTCCTATCAGGGGTGATGGAAGTGGTGGTAGGTGTTCTGTAACTGTGAATGCTGCTGGTAAAATTGACTCAGTTGAAATAACTAATGGTGGGTCAGGATATACATTTGGAACAGTTGGATTAAGTGATATTGGACTATCAAATCCAGATGGATCTACAGATGCAGCGTTTAATGTAATTGTTCCCCCTCAAGATGGACATGGTGCTGATGTATATCGAGAATTAGGCGCAAATCGTGTTTTAATATATTCCCGCTTAGAAAACGATACATCAAACCCAGATTTTATTATAGGAAATCAGTTTGCTCGTGTTGGTTTATGTCGTGATCCTCTTGCATTTGGATCTGATAATAAGTTAACACTTTCAAAAGCAAGTGCTGTTTATGCACTAAAACTTACTGGTGCTGGTTCAACAACTACAACATTCACAGCTGACAAATTTGTCACTCAAGAAATTGGTATTGGGTCAACCGCCGTTGGTCGTGTGATCAACTATGATGCAACAACTGGTGTTCTTAAATATTGGCAAGATCGATCAACATCTGGTTTTAATACCGATGGTACATCTAATACAAGTTCCCAATACGGTTATGAGATGTTCAGATTTACTGCTGATCCAGCGACAGGTGCTGGCACAACGGTATTTGGTGGAACAAGTAATCTAAATATAGATACTAATTTTGGAACTTCTTTAGAACCTAGTACTTCTACTACAATAAATAGTAGGACTTATAACTTAGGAATGAGTTTTGTGAAAGGTGTTGCCAATCCAGAAGTTAAAAAATATAGCGGTGACATCATATATGTTGATAATAGGGCTGCTGTGACTCGTAGTTCGCAACAAAAAGAAGACATCAAGATCGTATTGGAATTTTAAACAATCATGCCACAGGAAACTAATCTTAACGTCAATCCATATTTTGACGATTTTGATAAAAATAATAATCATTACAAAGTTCTTTTTAAGCCAGGATCTCCTGTTCAGGCACGAGAATTAAGCACACTTCAATCAATTTTACAAAATCAGATTGAACAGTTTGGAACTCACTTTTTTAAAGAGGGATCTAAAGTAATTCCAGGCAATACAACTTATGATAATGATTACAAATGTGTTCAGATTGAAAGTTCTTTCTTAGGTATTCCATTATCTTTATATACAGATCAACTTGTAGGTCTTAAAATTACTGGATCTAGATCTGGTGTTACTGCAACTGTTAGAAAAGTTTTATCGGAAGATGATTCGGAAAGAGGAAATTTAACATTATACATAAAATATGTGCAATCTGGTTCAGATAATGTAACAGATGTTTTTGAGGATGGTGAAAGTTTATTAACAGGAAGTGATATTGTTTACGGTTCAACTGTGATTGCAGCAAGTGAACCATTTGCAAATACTTTAATTAGTGACTCCATTTCCGCTGGTTCTGCTTTTTCTGTTGGAGAAGGTGTATATTTTCTTAGAGGTACTTTTGCACAAGTTCAAAATGAAACTTTAATATTAGCTCAATACAGTCAAGATCCATCATTTCGTATAGGATTTAATGTTCAAGAAGATTTTGTAACAGCTGACGAAGATCCATCTTTAAATGACAATGCAGCTGGATTTACAAACTTTGCTGCACCAGGCGCTGATAGATTTAGAATAACAATTAATTTAACTAAAAAAGAATTAAATGATTATAACGATCAAAATTTTGTAGAGATTGCAAGAATAGAAGAGGGAAACGTAAAAACATTTGTAAAAGAAACTCAATATAACTTAATTAACGATACTTTAGCTAGAAGAACATTTGAAGAATCTGGAGATTATTACATTAAACCTTTTAGTGTTCATGTAAGAGAGTGTTTAGATGATGGAATTGGTAGCGATGGAATTTTTGGTGAAGAACAATTAACAGCACAAGGAAATACACCTTCTGAAGATTTATTAACAGTTAAGTTATCGCCAGGGACAGCTTATGTAAAAGGATATAGAATAGACAAACTTTCTTCAACTTTTCTTGATATTCCAAAACCAAGAACAACTAGAGAAGTAGAACAGGAATCAGTAACTTACTCAACGGGCGATCCTCTTTTTGTAAATAATATTTTTGGATCACCAAGTTTAGGAATTGGAACCACTGCAACTGTTTCTTTAATGAATAGAAGAAGAGGAAATAGTGGAACTGAAATTGGACTTGCAAGACTTTATGACTTTAAAGCACAATCTGGTAGTTTTAAAGATGCAACTACTAAATATGAACTTCGTTTATTTGATATTAAAACATTTACTAGTGTTACGGTTGGAACTGCGATCACGTCTCTATCTGCCTCAGATAGAATTCAAGGATCAAGAAGTGGCGCTGTCGGTTATGTTAGAACATCTGGAACTAATGTGTCCACAATTAGTCTTAATGATGTATCTGGTAAATTCGTAAAAAATGAATCTTTAATTATAAACGGAAATAGTGATGGAAGAGTAATAACTAAAGTTGATACTTTTGGAATTAATGATATTGCGTCTGTAGAAAGTGCGGTTGGAGTATCAACTTTTGCTGCTGATGTTGTTCTAGACGCTGGACAAAAATTGACCAATCTTGTTTCTGGTAATTTTCAGTTAAATTATGTATCTGGAACTCCAACAGCAACAACTGGAAGTATCACAGCTGCTGGACAAAATTTTGCTGGTATTATAACCACAAATAATATTGTTAGTTATACGATTCCTGGCGAAACTGTTCCAAGATTTAACCGAATTACTGGAGTATCAGTTAGTGGTGATTCAATTAATATTGTTGGAATACCAACTGTAAGTGGAGTATGTAATGGTGGAGTAGAAAATCAATCTGCACTCGCTGTAAATGATTTAATACTTAGAAGTCCATCATTTGAAATTGGAGACAATACTTTTTTAACTCCTGTTAATCATCCTTACATTGAAAGTCTTGACGTAACAAATACAACTTTACAAATTAGAAAACAATATACAGACATATCAGTTTCTGGTAGTCAATTCACATCACCAAATGCTGGAAAAGATTTATTTTTCCAACCTTTTGATGAAGAGAGATATTTTATATCTTATGATGAGGGTGGTGGAAACTATGGATCTGTGGAACCGTTAACATCTGATCAAGTTATTATTGCCGATGATAAAAAGACAGTGACTTTCGTTGCGTTAAGTAAAGCGTCAGGAAAAGCAAATCTTTTTGCAACTGTTCTAAAAACAAAAACAGTTAACAAACAGAAAAAATTAAATGAAGCAAATGTTTTAATTATTGACAGATCTTCAGATCCTTCATCTGGAGTTGGAACTAATACCTCTAATGATGGTTTAAGTTTTCATAATGCTTTTGGAACTAGAGTCCAAGATACAAAAATAAGTTTAAACGTACCAGATGCTGTTCAATTGTTAGGTGTATTTGAATCTAATGATAACGATGAACCAGATTTACCATCCTTAACTTTAACTGGATTTGACGGCCCAACTGGTACTAATGCAGACCTCATTGTTGGAGAAAAGTTAATAGGATTAGATGAAGGTGCAGTTGTAGCTTTAATTGAAAAATCTGGTACAGATAGCGTTGGAATTATAAATTTAAATGAAGAGGATCTTGATATAGGAGAAGTTGTAAGAGGTACAAAATCTGGAGTTACCGCAACAATTACTGGCGTTATAGAGGGAGATCGAGATATCACCGATTACTATGACTTAAATAATGGATTAAAACCAACTTATTATGATTATTCATTTATTGAAAGATCAAAAGACTTATCAGAACCAGAAAGAAAATTAAAAATTGTATTCAAAAACTTCTTTGTTGAAGAATCAGATACAGGAGATTTCTATACTGCATCAAGTTATCCCACTGGTAGTAGACCCTTAATATCGGCCGATCCAGATTACAATCAACTTTTAACAGATTTAATAGATTTAAGACCTAGAGTTGCAAATTACGATCCATCTACTTCTTCATCATCTCCATTCACTCATTCCTCTAGAAGTTTTACAACTAATGGAGATGGGTCTTTAAATCCTTTAGTTTCTGAAGAAAGTTTAATTGTAAATTATAATTACTACTTGGGTAGACATGATACATTGTTCTTGGATAGAAATGGTGATTTTTTATATGTTCAAGGAGTTCCATCAGAACAGTTATTACCACCAAAGGCAAGTGGAGATGCACTTGAGGTTGCAAATATAATTCTTCCTCCATACACAACCGATGCATCAGAGGCATTTGTAGAAAGAACAAAACATAAACGTTTTACTATGGCTGACATAGGAAGACTTGAAAAAAGAGTGGAGAATGTAGAATATTATACAAGATTATCCTTACTTGAACTTGATACCAGCACATTAGAAATCACTGATGCTAATGGTTTAAATCGTTTCAAGTGTGGTTTCTTTGTTGATAATTTTAAAAGACATGATGGTCATCAGATAGCTCATCCCGATTTTAGTGCGAGTACAGACGCTGATGAGGGTTATTTAAGACCTGGCCACTTTACAACCTGTATTGATTTAGTGCCTGCATCTAAATCTAAATTTGGTCTTGAGGGAGTTCCTAAGAAAAAGAAAACAGATTTAAAGTATGTAAATGACATATCTGGAACAAATAATAGAAAGACCTTAAATGCAATAACTCTTGATTATGAAGAGGTTGTGATGATAGAACAGGTGTATGCATCTCGTGTTGAAAATGTTAACCCTTATCTAATTGCATATTATGATGGTGATGTAATGTTAGTGCCTGACTCAGACACATGGGTGGATACTAAAAAAGTAGATGCATCTATCATATACGACACTACTGAATATGATGCAATGGCAAAAAAACATGGTATTAATAAAAAGACAGGATTAAGTGAAGTTGATTGGAAGGGTTGGGAAAAAACATGGACAGGTAAAAAAGTTGTTGATACTTACACAGAAACCACAAAGGAAAAAATTAAAAAAATATCTCCAAAGAAAGCTAAAAAACTGGGCGCTAAGTTGCAAATAAAGCAGATTGCTAACTCTAAAATGACCAAGAAGATAAATGGTAAGTGGGTTGGTAAGAAAGATGCCTTAATTACTAAAGGAACATTAACATCAAAACAAAAATATAAGGATATTAAAGTTACAACTAAGTACTCTAAAGAAGGTATTCAAAAGAAACTTACTTCAAAAACTACCGAAGAGGTGATTGGTGAAAAAACTATAAGTAGTGATATTGTTCCTTACATGAGGAAAAGACAGATTGAAGTTAATGCGACTGGACTTAAACCACTCACTCGTTTTTATCCATACTTTGATGGTAGATTAATGGATATGTATTCATCTCCAAAATTAGTTGAGATAGACATGGTGGAGGGTGTATTTGAAGTTGGTGAAACAGTTGAAGGTGTGATTGACTTTG